TCACTTGGTTGCTCTTCGGTCTATATACGGCTGTCAAGATCGTCACCATCATGTATGCTGTCAATAGTGGTTTACCCGCTATCCAGGTCATGCAAGAAATCTGGACTGCTGATGACTTCAGTATGCTGATGATGATTCTGACGTTCTGGTTCCTTGGTCGGAGCATTGAGAAACGTGAACCCCGCAATTGAACTATGTAAGAATGTTCTAGTCAAGCCCTTTGAAGGATGCGCTAAGGTTCTGCCTGACGGTAGGGTCAAAGCGTATCCTGATCCGGGCACAGGCGGACACCCGTGGACTATCGGCTATGGTTCTACTGGCCCTGGCATCAATCCAGACACAATCTGGACTATGGAGCAGTGTGAGAAGGGCTTAGACGAGCATCTAGAGTACTTCTATGTGGGTGTGATGAAGCTCTGTCCCGGTCTGAAGGATGAGCCTCCTAGACGACAGGCTGCTGTGCTGTCATGGGCCTACAACTGTGGACTGGGTAACCTTCGTATCAGTACCTTCAGGAAGAGGATCAACGAGAAGAACTGGGAAGAGGCTGCGCTAGAGTGTCTCAAGTGGGACAAAGCAGCCGGTAGAGTGCTCAGAGGATTGACTAGAAGGAGACAGGCAGAAAGCCTGCTGTTGAAATAATTAAGCCCCTGTCAAGGAACCTTTATAGGAACCTTGCAGGGGCTTTTTTTATTCCGTGAAGAAATCTCCGATCAGGATTTCAATGAACGGTATCTTGATGATTAGGCCAACAAAGCAAACAACTTCTTCTTTGCCTTCCTCGTCTAGCATACAGTACCGATTGATCTCATTGTGCTCGATGTCGAAGCCGATACCGAGCCTGAACTGTAGGATAAAGTTCACGGTAGTTCGCAGGCTCCAGCCGTGCAGGCCAAAGTCTGTGCTCCTTCTACATTGTCAGTCCTTTCAATGAAAGCATCCCAGTCAATCCCCGCAGGCATTGCAGCCTTTAGGCGTTCGTACTCCGCACTGTCGATCTCCTCATACGGTGCCTGTCGATAGGTTCCTCCGTCCATCGGCAGGAAAGACACGCCAGTGATCTTGTCAAAGTTGTCCCACACCCAAGCACCAACCTTAGGCCACTCTTGTTCCTTGACAGAGATGGTCACAGAAGGCTTGTGCTCACAGTAGTGTTCCTGATACAGCAGCCACAGACGCAGATGCTTGATAGCATCCAAGTCCTCGCGCAGCACAGCACCGTCAGCCACAGCCACAGGGAAGCTGAACACTGTCGTGCTGTCAGACTTATAGAAGTCAGGCTCTGACGGGAACCCTTGAGACTTCAGGAAGTCAGTGAGAGGGTCTTTGTTATCAGAACGAACCCGACGAATATAATACTTAGCGTGTTGAGGATGAATACCACTAGCAGTGCCCGTGAGCTGGGAGACTGTACCCTCAGGTTTGATAGCTGTGATAGCAACACTCCGGTTGATACCGATAGCGTCAGCCATAACAGCATTAGTGTGAACAGCATGAGTTTTCAACTTCTCCAAAAGGTCAGGTAGACGGGGATCGTCAGGGTTGTTCAGCAACGGGTTATCTAGGATACCCGTCATTGACACACCTAGTAGTCGTTCCTCTTCGGTGTTGTTTTGCCAAATCTTGCGAAGATACGGGAAGTTCGTAAGTGTTGACTGCCAAGTTCCCAGGATAGTTGCAAGACGCACTTTACGCTCAAGATCAGAGAAAGTATCGCTAGGCCGCACAATGACAGAACTAAGATTACAGAACTGATAAGGGCGTAGAATAATTTCACTACAGGGATTCGTTCCCCATTCCTGATTTGGGTCGCGGCGGCCATTACGAGACGCCTGAGCTTGACTAGCATACCGATTGAAGATACCTCGTTCACCAGAGTGTGATTCATAAATAGCAGACCATTCACGCATGAACTGACCAACAGAGGGCTTAGTCGTGTAGACTGCCGAGTTGTTAGCCAATGCACGCTGTGCGTTTCCTTCCCACCAGTTTCCTGCCTTAGCGTGGGCCATACGGTCATCGCTCAGGTCAGACAGGCTAATCATCGCAGACCGGCGTACCCCTCCAACCACAACGACTTCCCCGATCTTGCACAGAATATCATGGCATTCCAGCGAGTTAAGTTTACGACCAGCGGCTGTCTTGAACTTAGCGACAGTGTAGCGGAACAACTCCACCAACGGTTCCGGGCCACTTGCTCGACCACCAAAGGTCTTAAGGCGTGCCCCAGCAGGACGGACGGCGGATACATCCCACTTAGGTACTTCTCCGGCATACAGGAGGGCAATAATCTGTCGCAGAGCCTTTGCCCAGCCTTCCTTAGAGTCCTTGACGACCACCACAGTGTTAGACTCAAACAGATGATCTGGAACTTCCGGCAGACGATTGACATACTTTTCCTCTACGCTAAAGCCTACCCCTGTACCACAGAGTAGGATATACATTGCCTCATCGAATGCTTTAGGATCATCAACGGGCAGATACGAGCAGTTGTATCCGGCCACATTCTGACGATCCAGGGCATCGCCTGCGGTCATAATTGCACGCATGGACGGCACAACCTCAAGGTTTGTCACAGCATCTTGCAGTTCCTTGCGAAGCTCAGTAGGCAAGAGGTAGTTGTGTTTCTTCCTCAGGTGTCCTTCCATGAAGTCAAAGTAACGATTGACTGTCTCAGGCCAGTGCTCTCGACGGCCTTTGTCGTCAAGGTAACGGGAATACCTGGACTTGGCAATGTAGGTTTGGTACGGAGTCATTAAAATTCCTTCTCTAGTTGTTCTTGTTTATCTTCGATCAGGTCTTCAAACCGATCTACGATGTCTTCGCTCTTCAAGTCTAAAAGCTCCAGAAGCGTTACTTCATCCAGAGCCTTTAGACGATCCTTCAAATCATTGAACGTCAGGGTCATACTTATCAATCTCCCGCTGGAGATACCAGAGGGCTTTCTTCAAGTCCTCTAGGCCATTCTTTTGTCGGTGTCGAGCCACATACTTGATGACATTGGAGAGCCTGAAATTCAGCTTCCAAGCCTCAATAGCATCAATAGGCTGCACCGTGCTGTAGTTGTAATGAACTGGCTTGCTAATAGCATCCATATTCTGTTCTTCTTCCTTAGTTGTCTCAGCGTATATGTTCTTGTCAACCCAGTTCTCGTACTGCGTGCCCTTTAGCGTGAAGCAGGTGTCGCAGATACGGTGCATGGTTTGCTTGACAGGCCCATAGAAGCAGGTCTTACACGATATGTCTGAGAGTATCCCTCGACTCACTAATTGTTCCCTTAGCTGCTGACCAAGTTGCACAGTCTCGGCACTGATATCGTTGGTATCGACCTGCTTTCGTGTGATTATAACCTCGCTTTTGGACATTGTGACTCCCACAAGTAGGGCAAACATGATCGGTGTCCATGTGAACACCGCGATTAGGATGGTTCTTGATCCAAGGCAGGAACCGCTTGTACACCTTCTCAAGCAATAGAACATCTTGGACATTGTACGCCTGCATACGAGTCCAGGCATCCTTGTCCTTGTTCATGCACTTGATCCACAACTCAAAGCCTTCGTGAGACACCTTCTGCCCCAGTCCCAGAGCACGGCCAACATAGTCTAGCTTGTTGCTCGGGAACCGGAACTGCTGTCGTGCTGTCTTCAGCAGGTCAATCTGAGCATACGGACTAGGCGGTGACATCCCTGCCTCAAGGAACTCCTTGTTGAGCGTAGGAATGTCGAACCTAGAACCGTTGTAGTGGACTACTGCGTCAGCCTCATCCAGCAGCTTGTGGATGCGCTGTAGCATTTTCTTGCGTCCACCCATAATGCTACTGAACATGACATCCTCTTGATCCAGCCACTTAGCAGCCCAGCACAGCATTGCGCTAGAGTCCACGATCTGACTGATGCTGATGTTTTGCTTAAAGAGTCCCCAGACATAGGCTGTGTTCGGTGCAGTTTCAATGTCAAGTAGTAGTATCTTCATCGTCTTTCAAGTCCTTAAACCCGCGAGGAGACTCCACCGTCACATACTTGCTAATGTTGTAGCCGTACACAGAACCAAGGAAGTCAAGGAAATGACGCAAGACATCGTTCCAAGTCCCGTCATAGTCTACAGCAACATTGAAGTTAATTTTACGTTCATCCCCAGAAAAGGCAAAAGTATAGTTGCTCTTCTCTTCTTCGTTGTCCCAATCAAACATATCACATCCACTCATTTTATACCAAAGCCTCCATTACGTTAGGGAAATCACGCCACAGTTCCTGCTCACACAGCAGCGCAATCTCACGATGTTCCTTCTGAGTCTCCACTCCAGTCCTGATCTGGATATAGTGGAGCCAACTCCTCAGTGTTCCATTCATGTACATCTTGCTCGTTGTCAAGCCCTCTGGCAAGACCTTCCGAGCAACTTCCTTAGCTATTCCTACATTCAGTGCGTTCTCATAGGCAGTCTTAGCGGCCTTGAGCACATTGTACTGCTGCTCTTCCCAGAACCGGATCATCTCCCGATCTTCTACGGGGATGCTGTTCTGTCTGTTCTTGTCATCCTGTAACCGTGGCTCAGAGTAGGCATAGCCGTCTGCCACTGCGTACCGCTGACTGAACTCCTGGAAGGAGAAGCTACGATGCCTCAGAATCTGCCTTGCGATGTCTCGTGTGCATTCTATCTCCATGCAAACATTGACCATCTCGAAGGGACTCCAGTGCTTGTGCTTTATCAGGTACTTGATTAGAGGAACATACTTCTCATTTGCCTGATTCGCTGGGTTCGACACCCGAGCCATGTACGCTATCAGCTTCTCCGCCTCCGGCGTCTTCCACACTGTCTTCACGGACGGCA